GCGCCTAAGAGGCCCGATAAATAGAAGTTTTTGTAATTTTGAACAATGATACAACCAACTGTTGTAAAAAGGCCCTTCCGCCCGCAACCCTAAAGTGTGTATATTCCGTATTATGGAAACAACACCCTACAAACCGACCCGTGGTGGCCGCCGACCTGGGGCAGGCCGCAAGCCCAAGGACTACGTTCCCCCAGCCGACCGGCAGGACTACGAAGCCGCACGCGCGCGCAACGAGGCGGCCAAGGCCGACCTCAACGAGCTGGAGTACCAGGTGAAACTTGGCACTTACGTCCTGCGAGCGGAGGTGCAGCAGGCCGCCGCGACTGCACTGGCCAACCTGAGCCAAACCCTGCGCTCGGTGCCCGACAACCTGGAGCGCAAGCTGGGACTGTCGCCTGATGTGGCGCAGGAGGTGGGGTATCTCATCGACGCTGCACTGAACGAGGTGGCGAACGCTTTTGAGCAGGCCAGCGCTGAAGCGGCAGAGGAACTTGGGGAAGAAGTCGATGAGTGAGATCGCAAAAGCAACGCTGGATGTGATGGGCGGATTCCAGGCCCTTCGACCTCCGCGCCGGGTGACGGTGGCGGAAGGTGTAGCGGAGAGCATGGTACTCAACCAACCTGGCGGGTACGTCGGCCCCTGGTCAGCAGACGAGACCCCCTACATGATCGAACCTATGAATATGCTGGCGAGCAGGCGGCACGAGGCGGTGTGCTTCGTCGGCCCAGCTCGTACCGGCAAAACTTTGGGCCTCCTGGACGGGTGGATTTCACACGCCGTCACCAACGACCCAGGCGACTTCGCGGTCATCCAAATGACCCAGGAGAAGGCGCGTGAATACTCGAAGACCCGTATCGACCGGATGCTGCGCTACTCCCCCGCGCTGCAAGCGCTCAAGTCCGCCAGCAGCCAACACGACAACACTCACGACAAGATGTTCCGGCACGGTATGTGGCTGCGCATCGCCTGGCCCACGGTGTCAAACCTCTCGTCGTCGGACTACCGCTACGTGGCACTGACCGACTACGACCGGATGCCTGACGACATCGACGGCGAAGGGTCAGCATTCGCCCTCGGGCTCAAACGCACCACGACCTTCCTGTCGCGCGGGATGTGCATGGTGGAGTCCAGCCCTGGCCGCGACGTGAGCGACCCCAACTGGGTGCCGGTCACGTCCCACGAAGCGCCGCCAACAGGCGGCATCTTGGGCATCTACAACCGCAGCGACCGCAGGCGCTGGTACTGGCCGTGCCCCGACTGCCACGAGTTCTTTGAGGTGTCACCCGGCCTTGGGTTGTTCGGCCTGCCGGATGACAACGAGCTGCTGGACTTGGTGCGGGAGGCCGACCTTGGTGCGCTGGCGTCGAAATACAACCACGTCGTCTGCCCGCACTGCGGCAGCATGATCCCGCCGAAGGCCAAGCACGGGCTGAACAAGAGAGGGGTGTGGTTGCGCGACGGCGAGAAGATCACGGCCACCGGGCGGCGGTACGGTGAACCCATCGAGAGCAGCATCGCGGGGTATTGGCTCGGGGGCTGCGCGGCAGCCTACCAGAACTGGCGCTCGCTGGTGCTGCGCCACCTGCAGGGGTTGCGCGACTACGCACTCACCGGGCAGGAGCTGACGTTGAAGGTGACCGTCAACACCGACCAGGGTATGCCTTACTTGCCGCGCTCGCTCAAGGAGTCGTCCAAGGGCGGGGGCTTGGTGCGCAAGGACGAAGCGCTGCAGCGCTACGTGGTGCCAGACGAAGCCCGGTTTCTGGTGGCGGCGGTGGACGTGCAGGGCGGCGCGAACGCACGCTTCGTCGTGCAGGTACACGCTGTTGGGCCGCACTTCGAGCAGTGGATCATCGACCGCTACGAGCTGCGGCACTCCAAGCGCGAGGGTGTGGGCGCGGACTTCGCCCCCATCGACCCTGCCAGCTACGCGGAGGACTGGAACATCCTGACGGAGAAGGTGGTGCTGTCGTCCTACAAGACGAGCATGGCCGGACGCGAGCTGCAGGTGCTGATGACCGTGGTGGACTCAGGAGGCGAGGACGGGGTGACGGACAAAGCCTACGCCTGGTTCCGCGCTATGCGCCAGGCGCGACTGCACGACCGCATCATGCTCATCAAGGGTGCGAGCGCACCGAACGCGCCCATGCTCCGCCAAACCCAGGTGGGCAACCGCTCGACCAAGGAGCGAGGCGACGTGCCCGTGTACCTGCTGAACCCGAACTTGCTCAAGGACGCGGTGCATACCGGGCTTCGCCGCCAAGTGCCAGGCCCAGGGTACATCCACGTTCCTGGCTGGGTGAACAAAGCCTTCATCGACGAGCTGTACCACGCGGAAGTGCGCAACACCAACGGCAAGTGGACGCAGGTTCGCAAGCGCAACGAGGCATTCGACCTGGCGGCCTACGTGAGGGCGGGGTGCTTGCGCCTTGGCGCGGACAAGATCAAGGACTGGGGCAAGGCACCGGCATGGGCAGCACCGCTGGTGAGCAACCGCGAGCTGGTGACGCGCGAGGAGCGGCGGGAGATGAAGGCTGAAGCCGTCAACCTGCCGATACCCGTCGTGCAGCCTGTGCTGCACCGCCCAGCGACAGCCAAACGCTCCAGGCGCGTCATCGGTTCGACGTACCTTGGGTGATGCTTCACACCGGGAAGGGGTGTATGATGTGTGAGCCTTTGACAAGGAACGAACGGCAACCATAGTGATGGCCACGCTGCCGCCAGGTGCAGCACGCTCAATCAATATCCAAGCGACCCGCTTGGTACGCATCAAAGGCCGCGTTCGCGGCCACGCGAATACCCTTGCTCGCGTTCCCACCCCCCAAAACCTGCAGCAGCTTGGTCGTGCGCTCGTCCAGCGTGAAGTTGTACCTCTTTGTGGGCTGACCTTGCAGCTCCGTTTTTCTGCCGCTGTTCGGGCGCGGCCCACCTCGTCCTGGTCGTTTCATAGCGTGGAATATACACACGCTCCAAAACGAAAACTCGCACCGACATCACCCGTATTGCAAAAAACCCCCCGTAAACCCCACACTGCAACTTGACCCTCAAAGATAGGTGACTTCATGGCAGTAACCCAAGCCGACATCGACGCCTTGAACTCGGCCATTGCATCGGGCGAGCGCGTGGTCGTCCTCAACGGCCAGTCGGTAACGTACCGCAGCATCCCCGACCTCATAGCCGCCCGCAATGACCTGTTGCGACAGATGAACGACGCGCTACAGAACGGGACGGGACGACCGCGCCCAAAGCGCTTCTACGCACACCACGCAGGACGGGGGTACTGAGATGGCACGACCACGAAAAAAACCTCCCGCAGCACAATCCGCCATCGAGGTGCGCAACCAGTACGACGCCGCTGGCCGTGGCCGCCGCATGAAAGGGTGGAACCCACCCACGAGCGGCCCAAACCAAGCGGTCACTCCCGGCATTCAGCCTCTGCGCAACCGCGCGCGTGACGCCACCCGCAACGACTGGGCGGGCGAATCCTCGGTGCAGAAGTGGGTGACGACGCTGATTGGCGTCGGCATCACTCCCCGACTCAAGCGAGTCGAGAGCGCCCGCCGCAAGAAGGTGCTCAACGACCTGTGGGATGCGTGGGTGCAGCAGTCCGACGCAGATGGCGTGCTCAACTTCTACGGCCAGCAGGCGCTGGTCACGCGCGCCTGGCTGGAGAGCGGTGAGGTGTTCGCACGGCTGCGCGTGCGCCGCATGGACGGCGACATGGCAGTGCCCCTGCAGGTGCAGCTCATCGAGTCCGACTATGTTCCGCACTTCGACTCCGACTTGTGGCCGGGTATGTCCGTCGGCAACAAGATTCGCAGCGGCATCGAGCTGGATCGTCGCGGCAAGCGGGTGGCGTACTGGATGCACCGCGAGCATCCCAGCGAAGGCCATGCTGTGGTGGATCAAAGCCGCTTGCTGCGCATCCCCGCCGACCAGGTGGCGCACATCTACGAAGTGAAGCGCCCAGGCCAACTGCGGGGTGTACCTGCGCTGGCCCCGGTGTTGGCGCGGCTGCGCTCTATCAGCGATTTCGACGACGCAGTGCTGGAGCGCCAGAAGCTGGCCAACCTGTTCACTGCATTTATCACTCGGGGTGTTGGCGCTGGCGCTGACATCGACCCGCTGACAAATTTGCCGGTGGAGTACGACAACAGCGGCACCCCCCTGGCAGGCCTGCAACCTGGCTTGATGCAAGAGCTGGACTATGGCGAAGATGTGAAGTTCGCCAACCCACCCGAAGCAGGCACCACCTACAGCGACTACGTGCGGACGCAGCACCTCGGAACGGCAGCCGGTAACGGCCTGCCCTACGAGCTGTTCAGCGGAGACATCATGAACGTGTCCGACCGCACCTTGCGCATCATCGTCAACGAGATGCGCCGGTTTGCAGAGCAGCGGCAGTGGCACACCATCATCCCTCAGTTCTGCCAGAAAGTTCGTGGCTGGTGGGTTGACGTAGCTGTGCTGGCTGGCCACGTATCCGAGCGCGAAGCCCCGGACGTGCGCCAGGTTGAGTGGGCACCGCAAGGCTGGGCGTACATCCACCCGGTACAGGACGTGCAATCCAAGGTGTTGGAAGTGCAAAACGGATTCCGCAGCCGCAGCAGCGTTGTCAGCGCCCAAGGCGACGACATCGACGCCACCGACGAGGAGCGCGCAGCCGACAAGGCGCGGGAAGAAGCCCTCGGACTCACGCAAGGCATCGCCGACCAGGTGCAGAAGGTCAACAAGCCTGCGGGTGGGTCGAACGACGGGCCAGAAGATGACCCACAGGACGACCGAAATGACGACAACGACGACAACGAGGAAACCCCGTGACGCCGGAAGTGGTCGAAGCGTTTGGCCGGTGGGTGGTGATTCCACTGGCCATGTCGTTGGCCTTCTGCGGCTTGCTGGCGTATATGCACCGCCGCGAGCAGCAGCCCCCGCGCGAGAGGCGAACCCTGACACGGCCTGCACCACCACCGACGAACTACGTGGTGGGGGGAGGACAAACCCCTCCTTTCCGCCCGCCCAAGAGGAAACGCACTTCGTCACGGAAAACGTAGGCGACACCTGCCGTATTGCAACCCCCTAACGCATTACGCACACTGCGAAAAGAGATAGGACACCCTATATGAAAACTTGGTACAAATTTCAGGCAGCAGCCGCAGAAGGCCAATCGCAAACCGTGTCGATCCACGACGACATCGGCGGCTGGGGCGTGTCTGCCAAAATGTTCCTTGATGAACTGCGCAAAGTAGCCGCACCCGAGGTGAATGTTGAGATCAACTCGCCTGGCGGCGACGTTTTCGCTGGTCTGGCCATCTACAACGGCTTGCGCAACAGCGGCAAGAAGGTGAACGTGAAGGTGCTGGGCATCGCAGCTTCTGCTGCGAGCCTGGTGGCGATGGCTGGCGACACCATCGAGATGCCAGAAAACACCTTCATGATGATCCACAACCCGTGGACTTTCGCTGCAGGTGACGCTGAAGACCTGCGCGAGCAAGCCGACCTGCTGGACAAAATTGGCGACAGCCTCACGTCCACCTACGCACGGCGCACGGGCAAGTCCGCCGAAGAAATCCAAACATTGCTGGCGGCAGAAACCTGGTTCACGGCTCAAGAGGCGGTGGATGCGGGGTTTGCCACCGCAGTCACACCGGCCTTTGCCGCGCAAGCCAGCTTCGACGTTGACCGCTTGCCTGAAAACGTGCGCTCGGTCTTTGCGCTGGCGAAGGGGAACGCAGATGCCCCGGCGCCCGCATCCGACGAAGCACCGGCGCCCGCACCAACCCCGGAGGCCCTTGCTGACGAAGTGCCAGCACCGACGCACGCCGACCAAGTGCAGGCTGTCGCAGCGGCCTACGGCCTGCAGGCCTACGCTGCGCTGTGGGCGCTCGACCCCTCGGTCGAAAGCCTTGCAGCGGTAAAGAGCCGTGCCCGTGAAGCCCACGAAATCAAGGCCCTGTGCGCCCTAGCCGAACAGCCCGACATGGCTGACGGCTTGATCCGCAAGTGTGCCACCCTGGCCGACGCTCGTGTTGCGATTTTCGACGCGCTGGAGAACGCCAGCACCAACGACCACATTGACACAAGCCGCCCCGTCGCACACCAGCAGCCTAATGACGCGAACCCAACTGCTGGCGTGACCGCAACCGTTTGGGAAACGCGCCGTAAACAACTTGGAGTTACAAAATGACTGTCTTCACCGAAGGACTGCACCCTACCGAGTTCATCCTGACGGATGAAGGCTCGTACAGCCGCGACCAGGTGGTGTTGGCGGCCAGCGCAGGTGCGCTGGTTCCCGGCACTGTCATGGGCAAGGTCACCGCTACCGGCAAGTGGCTTCCGTACAGCGACGCCGCCACCGATGGCACTCAAACAGCCGCTGGCATCCTTGAGTACGGTGCTAAAGATTTGACTACAGACCAAAAAGTCGTGGTCATCACCCGCGCTACCGAAGTCATCGGTTCCCTGCTGACTGGACTCGACGCTAACGCCACTGCCGACCTGTTGGCTGCTGGCATCGTTGTGCGCTAACCCAACAGACTAAAGGACGCAGAATCATGCATCTCGACATTTTCAAGAACGACGCTTTTAGCCTGTCGAACCTGACCACGGCCATCACCAACGTGCCGTTCCAGCCACAGCGCATCGCGCAGTTGGGCCTGTTCACTGAATCCGGCATCGCCACCACCAGCATGAGTCTGGAAAGCGTGGGTTCCAGCATCTCGCTGGTGCCTTCAGCTTCCCGTGGCGCACCTGGCCGCCCGATGACCAACGACAAGCGCCGCGCCTTCAGCGTGAACGCCATCCACCTGCCCCAGCGTGCCAGCATCCTGGCCGACGAGGTGCAGAACCTGCGCGCGTTTGGTACCGAGAGCGAAGTAACAACTGCCCAGGCCGTCATGAACGCCAAGCTGTTCAAGATGCGCCGTGACATCGACACGACTATGGAGTACCAGCGTATCGGCGCCGTCAAAGGCCAGGTGCTGGATGCCGACGGCACAACCGTGCTGTGGGATATGTTCGACCTGTTCGGCATCGCGCAAACATCGCATAACCTGGTGCTGGGTACGGCGGGTACGAAGGTTGCGCAGAAGGTTGTTGAGTCCAAACGCAAGATTGAAGACGCCTTGGGCGCCATTCAATACGGCGGCCTGCGCGCGCTGTGCTCCACCAGCTTCTTCGACGCGCTGGTGACCCACGCGGCGGTTGAGAAGGCGTATGACCGTTGGATGAACGGTGAGTTCCTGCGCGCGGGTGACCACCGTGGCGGCTTCTACTACGCTGGCGTGTTCTGGGAAGAATATCGCGGCCAGGTCGGTGCCACCAAGTTCATCGGTGACGGCGAAGCCTACCTCATCCCCGAGGGTGTGCCTGACTTGTTCCAGACGTGGTTCGCCCCTGCGAACTACATGGAAACCGTCAACACCATCGGCCTGCCGTACTACGCCAAGCAAGAGCCAATGGACTTCGACAAAGGCATTGAGGTGGAGACCCAATCCAACCCGATCCACCTTTGCACCCGTCCTGCAGCCATCTGCAAGCTGACGGCGGCCTAAGCCATGAGCAAGGCGTTTGACCGCCTTGCAGAAAGCGTCTTGCGCCGACTCGGGCAAGACGCTTTTTTGCATTCGGGCCTTGACCTCAAACCCTGCCGCGTCAACGTGGAGCGAGGTGTTCTGATGGCGGGGTACTACCAGGACGCCATGTTCCACCGCGACATCGTGACGCTGGACAGCACCGTCGGCGCGCAAGTTGGCGACCGCGTTGAGCTACGGGAGACTGGCGACGTACTTGTGCTTGACGCCCTGCTGGCCGACTCCGGGCGGCTGGCCCGCTTCACCGCACAACCTCACACCTGACATGGCGGCATCCTGACATGGCGGCATCCTCACAATCGTTTTCAGTCGGCCTTGACACCGACAGCGTATCCGCGCTTGCGGAGCGCCTTTTGCAGGTGTCAACGCAGAACCTCGGCCCCATGCTCGACAGCACGGTCAACACCGTGGCTGACGAGGTTGACCAGCAATCCGAGGACGAAACTTTCGCCTACCTGAACGTGTCGCGGGACTACATCAGGGAGAAGATGAGCAAGGTGCGCGCCAGCAAGGGTTCCGCGCGGGCGCTTGTTCGGGCACGAATTGAAGGTGTGACGATGCAGAACTTCGGGCGCGGCATCGAAATCAAGTCAGAGCCTGTCAACTGGACGAACGCAACCATTCTCGCCAAACGTGGCAAGTTCGACCCCTACTGGCAAGGCTGGACAGAGCGTAAAGGTGACCCATCGCGCAGCATCGCACCAGACCGAAAAGCTGCCGGTGCGAAGGTGAGGATTTTCCGGGGCCGGGGGGCGGAGCACTTCGACTACGGGTTCACGCAGACGTTGCTGAACGGTAACGGCACGGGGTTATTCCTGCGCGGCAAAGACGGCTCGGTGCGCCACGCCTACGGCCCAAGCGTGTACCAGACATTCCGCAGACACATCACCACCAACGCCGACAAGATTGCTGACCGCCTTGCGGGTGAGCTGACGGCACGCTTGGACGACACACTGAACAAGGTGTTCACATGACACAACTACGCACCCCTCGCACCATTGGCCACGCGCTGACAGGCATCCTCGCGCGCATCAAGACCTCTGACGGCTTTGAGACAGACATCGGCGCGCGCGTTTTTCGCGGGCGCACCAACATCGCTGACAACCTGGTGCCGTGCGCCGTGCTCATCGAAGGCAATGACCGCGTGATTGATCGCCCAGGGCGACTAACCCAGGTAGCGGTTGAACAAACCTACGTCATCGCGGCCTACCTGCCGTGCGACCCAAACAACCCAAACGACGCTGCACACGCAGCCATTGCGGACATCAAGCGCGCGATTTTCTCCGACACGGATTTCACGCGGGGCGTGGTGCGGGTGACCTACAAAGGGAAAGACATAGGGGCGCGGGCGGATGGTCGCCCCATCGTCTTCGCCACTGTGGAGATTGATGTGTCCTTCGTCGAAGAACTGACAGCGACCTAAGCGACACCTGCCGTATTGCAGCCTGGCGCGGGCTTTCCCCAAAATGCTTGCACGGTGCCATCCCGGCACCCCACCTTTTTCCGCCCGACAGGGCATTTTTGGAGAACAGATATGTCCGCTCGTGGCTTTCTTGGCGCCGGTGACCTCTACATCGCCCGCTACAACCCTGCAACAGCGCAGTTCGACGCTTTCAAAGGCCCCTACGAGGCCACCAAGTTCGAGATCAAACCCAACGTCGAACTGAAAGAGATGTCCAGCCGTGGCCGCGAGACCTACGGCCAGGTTATCGAGTCCGTGGCCTTGCCGCGACCCGCCGACTTCACCTTGGACTTGGCTGAAATCAACAAAGAATCGTTGACCATCGCGTTGCTGGGTGAACAAGCGTCCTTCAACCAGGGCAGCGGCGCCTTCGTGGATTCGCCCATCGTCGTGCAAAAAGGTTCGTGGTCGGAGCTGCCGTACCAGAACCTGGCAGAAGCGGGCTTGGTGGTCAAGAGCGCTGACGGCCTGACGACCTACGTGCTGGATACCGACTACGACGTGAACTACCGCCTTGGCTGGATTCGCGTCAAAGAAGGCAGCGCCATCGTTAACGGCGCAACCCTGGAAGTCAGCGGCAGCTACAACGCTGTCACCGGCACCCAGATTCGCGGCGCAGTGACCAACCAGATTCGTGCCAAATTCCGCCTGGACGGTGTGAACTTTGCTGACCAGCAGCCGGTGATCGTGGACGTGTACGAGGCCATCATCTCCGCTGACTCGGCATTCGACTTCTTGGCTGATGACTTCGCCACCCTGTCGCTGCCAGGCCGCTTGAAGACCCCTGTGGGCAAGACCGAACCCTTCACGGTCAAGATGCACAACGTCTAAAAAACGTACCCTCGCGCTGTTGAGGTTTCCCGTGGGCGCGTGTGCGCCCACACTTATTTTTAGGGTCAGATATGGCTGATAACCGCCGTCAAGTTGAGCTTGCGCTACAGGTCACAACCGCTAACACGGATGCCATTGGCAAGCTGCGCGAAAGTGTCAAGGCGCTGGCAAAAGAGGGCGCACAGATCGCGCCTGCTTTTGAGGAAGCAGATGCCGCGCTCGCGCAACTTGGCGAGCAGGTAAAGCAGCTCCAGACCATCGAGAAGCTGGCCCCGAAACTCGCGGAGGTGTCGCAGAAGCAGCAGGAGCTGAAAGAGAAGTCCAAGCAGCTTGCCGCCGAAATGAAGGTGCTAACCACCACGACTGCGGCAGCACAGGACGAACTCGACCGAAACAAGGTTGCCCACCTGCAGTCGGTGGCAGCGTACCAAGACGCCACCAACGCCATCAAGCTCTACAACCAGGGTGTGCGCGCGGAGGGGGTGTCCCTCACCAAACTTGTTGCCGACGCCACAGCAGCACAGCGGGTGCGCAACGATATGCGTGTGGCGATTGAGAAGTCGCGCCAGGCCCTCGCAGAAGCCAACAAAGCCGAAGCGGAGCACCGCCGTGAGCTGAACCAAACTGAAAAGGCATTGGCCAGCACCACCAAGACAATGGAAGGTCTGGAGAAGCGCGTCCAGACGGCGGCCAAGAGCATGGAAGAAGCGGGCGGTGCAGCCGGTGACCTGGCGGCGAAACAGGAAGCGCTGCAGGCCGCATGGCTCAACACCCAAGCCAACCTTTCTAAGGCGGTGACCGAGCTTGAAGCCGTCGCTGCTGCGGAGCGCGAGGCTGCTGCTGCGGCAGAGGCCACCAAGCGGGCCTATGACGAGCGCGTGTCCGGCTTGAACGCGCTGCTGGCCCTGCGCCGCCAAGAGTCGGCAGAGGCCGCGAAAGCTGCCGACGCGGAGCGCAAGGCCCAAGACGCTTTGCTCAAAGACTGGCTGGCCGCTATTGACGCACGCGCCGCTGCAGAATCTGCTGCTTTGGCAAAGGCCGAAAAGGAACGCAAGGCTGACCACGCTGCGCGAATTGACGAACTCAACACCCGTGTGAAGTTCGCAAAGCAGGCCGCAGAAGAACAGGCGGCTGCGGAGAAGGCTGCTGCCGCCGCAGCGCAAAAAGCGCAAGACGAAACGCAGCGCAGCTTCATCGACGGGTTAAACGCACGCATCAAGTGGGTGCAGCAAGAGTCTGCTGCGCGCACAGCCGCCGCCACCAAGGCAGCGCAAGAGGCCAAGCAGCTAGAACGCGAGCAGGCCGCCCTCCAGGACAAGCTGCAAGAAGAAGCACGCCAGACTGAGCAGGCGTTCCGCGAAGCCTACGGCGCGATGGGCGGCAAGAACGCTGCGACGATCCGCGAGCAGATTGACACCATCCGCAAGGCAATGGAGACGCTGGCCACCAGCGGGCGCCTGACCGGGCGCGAGCTGGACGCCGCAATGGCCCAGGGCAACGCATCTATCAAGCGACTGGAGCGTGACCTGCGCGAAGCCACCGGCAGCATGACGCTCATGGACAAGGCATCCCGCGCCTTGGGTTCGACCGTGGGCCAGGTGGCCGGGTGGATTTCACTGTACGAGGTGGTGACCCGGACTGGCAGCGCCTTTTACGAAGCCACCAAGCAAATTCAGTCGATGCAGCTCGGCCTGAAGGCCATCTACGGCGATGCCGGAATGGCGTCCAGCCAGATTGAGGTCTTGCGCAAGGTAGCCAACGACGCGGGGATGAACGTCGGGGAGCTGTCCAATGCTTTCACGAAGTTCTCGGCGGCCATGAAGGGTGCCGGGATGTCCACCGACCAGTCAAACAAGCTGTTTGCTGAAACCATCCGAGTCTCAGGGCTGATGGGTCTGAGCACCGCCCGAACCGAGCGCGCCCTAGAGGCTATGAGTCAGATGGCGACCAAGGGGGTCGTGTCCCTTGAAGAGCTCAACCAACAGCTCGGGGACGCCATGCCAAACGCGCTGGGCATCGCAGCCAAAGGGCTGGGCATGACCAACGAAGAACTCATGAAGATGGTCAGCACGGGCGCTATGCCCGCAAAGCTGTTCTTCGCAGGGTTCACCAAGGGCCTGCAAGACCTTGAAGGCCAGAACAACACCCTCGCAGGTGCGGTGGCCCGCTTGCAGAACGCCATCACGCAGTTCTTCCAGCAAGCCTCTGACTCGACCGCAGTAACCGCCTTGACCCAGGGGCTGAACAGCCTGGCGACGAACTTCGGCACGGTGATTGACCAGGTGCTGAAGCTGGGCCAGGCATACGCTGCCTTGAAGATTCTGGACTTCGTGCGCAACCTGGACTTGTTCGGTAAGTCGGCGGCGAAAGCGGCGACCGACGTGGGCACGCACACTGCTGCGCTGGCGGCGAACACTGCAGCCACCACAACCAACACCACCACGACCACAGCGAATACCGCTGCAAAGTCTGCCAACGCCGCTGCCTGGACTTCGCTGGCGGCAGCTCTTGGGGGCACCACCGCAGCGACGGTCACCGCGAATACAGTCCTCACTACGACCGGAGGTGTGATTGCGCAGTCGGGTAAAGCGGCTGCTGACGCCGCAGTGCAGAAAGGTGTGCTCGCTCGCGCTATGGGAGGTTTGGCGGCAGCAGGCAGTGGTGTCATGGCGATGCTCGGAGGCCCTGTTGGGCTCGTGGCGCTTACCGCCATCTACGCCAAGGACATCGGTGAGCTGGCCGCCAAGCTGGTGCTCAAGGCCCAGGGCCTGAAAACCCTTGAACAGGCGGAGGCGGAACTTGCAGCGCAGGAAAAGAAGCTCGCGGAGGAGACCGCAAAGCGCGCACAAGTCCAAGCCGATGCAGCAACAAAGGCAGAAGCCGCGTTGACCCGCCAGATGGCCGCGCTAAAGCAACTGCGCGAGACTGTTGACGCCAAGACCGCTGCGGACGAGAAGAACACCGAGGCGGCAAAGCGCCAGGGCGAAGTGCTCACGCAGATCGCAGGGATGCGGGAGGACGAGAGGGTGTCGCTGGAGGCGGCGGCACAGGCGGCACTCCTGGTGGCAGACGCCACCGCACAAGAGGCTGCCAGCAAGCAGGCACTGGTTGTTGCCATCCAGCAGGAAATCGACGCGCTGAAAATTCTTGTCGAACTGAACCCCAACTCGGTGAAGCTGAAAGAGGAGCTGCAGGCCCGCCTGGACTTGCTTGCCGCCAAAAAAGCCGAAGCCGAAGCCACCGGGGCGCTGGCCGAAAAGACCCGACTGGAGGTGCAACAGCGTGAGATGGCTGTTGCGGCACTGCAGAACAACGCATCGCGGCTGGCGGAATACCGCCAGCAAGTTGCGGAAACAACACAGACCGTTGAAATTCTGCTGCAGAAAGAGCGCGAAGGTTTCAACGTGTCTGGCCAGTTGGTGAAAGCTCGCGCCGAACAGGCCAAAGCCGAAGCACAGTATTCGGACGCCTTGCGGGACACCATCACCGCCATTGAGGCCAAGAACAAGGCCACCCAGGCGCAGGCCGCCCTGGTGCAGTCGCAGCTTGGACTTCAAAAGGCCCAGTTGGAGTCTTCCCTGAAGATCGCAGAAGCCCAGGGCAACGAAGCGGAGGCGGTGCGCTTGAAAATCGAGATCAAGCGCAAGGAAATCGAGATCATCCAGTCCATCGTCAAGGCGCAAATTGCCGAAGCCCAGTCCAGCATTGACGTGGCCAAAGCCAAACTTGC